GGGCTTACGATGAATTCATGGCCATGGTCCTGCAGTCCGCAGGCTGGTCAAGCCCTGTTGCAGACACGCAAACCACCTTCTCGTTCGATGCCACTGACAACTCGATCAATGATTCGGGCAGCGGCTTTGTGGCTGCAGGCTTCGTGGCAAATCAGTGGATTCGGACCAGCGGCGCCGTAAGCAGCAACAACAACCAGAAATGGAAGATCGTTTCTGTTGCTGCCGGCAAGATGGTTCTCACAGCCGGAAAGAACGAAATGGTCACAGAATCGGCCGGCGCATCCATCCAGGTATATCAGGGTGGTCAGATTGTCAATGGCGTTGCAGACCGCTATGTCGAATTCGACAAGAAGTTCACCGACCTGACGGACGAGTACGAATACTACACCGGCATGTCTCCGAACACCCTGTCCCTGAGCTTCGTTGTGCAGGCGATTGTCACAGGATCCATCGGGTTTCTTGGCAAAAGGGCGATCGAGAACAATTCGCCGAGATCTTCAAGCATCACGGCGGCTCCGACCAAGAACGTTCTGAACAACGTGGACGACATTGTCGCGGTTATCCAGGATAACCTGGTGTACGCGGCCACCAACTTCAACTTCGATTACACCAACAACATGCGTCAGCGCAGCCAGCTTGCTGAACTTGGCCCGATCTCGCTCGGCTCAGGAAGCATCGGGATCACTGGTGGGCTTGAGGCGTACCACATCAACCGGGATGTGATCAAGAAGTACCTGGATGACACCGAGGTTTCCCTGGCAATGGTCACGAAGACCGGCGAAGGAGATGGATATGTGATCGAATTCCCGCGCGTGAAGCTCACGGACGGAAGCAGAAACGCAACCGGGCAGAACACGGACATCATGGTGCCGCTGACTTTCGAGAGCTTCAGGCATGCATCTGAAGGCATAACCTGCAGGATCGCGAGATTCCCTGCGTAAGCTGATTTGAGCCGATCCGGGTTTATCCCGGGTCGGCATGTTTTTATGGACCCACCGGAAAGGAAAGAATCATGAAGAAAAAGGGATTTAATATCTCAAAACTTGCAACCGATGAGGACAAGGTCTCAAATGGCGTCTGGGTAGATGAGGTTGAAGGCCTGCGCCTGAAGATCGCTTCTGTAAGCAACCCTGCCTACAAGGAATATTACAGGAAGCTCTGGAAACCTCATGCCAGGAAGCTCGGCAAGATCATGGACAAGCCGTCAAGGCTTCTGAACGATGACAACGACCTGGCCAAGGAAATCACCCACAAGGCCTATGCGCGGTTCATTCTTCTGGACTGGGAGAATCTGCAGGAGCCTGATGAAAAGGGCAAGCTGATCGACGTTAAGTATTCCTCTGAAAAGGCATACGAGATATTTTCAACATATCCTGAATTTTTCGAGATGGTTCAGGAACTTGCGACCGAAATCGAGCTCTTCAGGGTCGAGGAACAGGAGAACATTGAGGGAAACTGAGAAGCTGCCTGCGGTGGCAGCTTGAATTCAGAACGGTAGAGAAAAAGGGCGATCTATCGCTTGAGGATAAGCTTTGGTACATCTACGATCAAACAGGGGAAATGCCAAAGGAGCTGGAAAGCGAACCAGATCCAATGCCCGGCCTCAATCTTGTCTGGGAGATATGGGATGTGGTCAGCAGATCCCGTCAAACCGGGTTTGGGGCATGTCCTCTTACTGCCTCGGACATCTCCGCCGTTCTGGACGCCTACAACATAAAGGGCCGCAGCAGGTTAGAGTATTTTCATTACATCCTGGCATTGGACGACGAATGGCTGGGATGGCAGCGCGACAGGAAAAATAATGGCGACTCTTCCGATAGTGATCGATGCGAGGAAGGCAAAAACCGGCGGGATCCAGGCCAAAAAGTCAATTGATGGCGTTAAGAAGTCCGCCGCAGGCCTCAGATCGACCCTGAAAAGGGTCGGTCCGCTCCTGGCATCGTTTTTCGGGGCTTTTGCCGCCATCAGGGCAGTCAAGGACACCGTAAAGGTTATCGGTGGCTTTGAGGACACAATCGCGCAGCTGGCGGGCGTCACAAGGCGCTCAATGGACAATATGACGGAATTCACCGAAGTGGCGCGAGAATTGGGCGCCACGACCCGTTTCAGCGCCCAGGAGGCCGCGGAAGGCCTGCTTGCCCTGTCCAGGGCCGGATTCACTGCCGAAGAGTCAATAGCGGCCATCCCTGCGACTCTGGACCTTGCAATTGCCGGTGTTCTTGGCCTGGGCGAGGCCGCGGAACTGACATCGACCACAATCCGGCAATTTGCGCTAGAGGCCGCAGAAGCAGAGCATGTGGCGGATGTCCTGGTCGGTACAGCAAACCGGACAAACGTAACGGTCCAGACCCTTGGAGAATCCTTCAAATATGCTGGTCCAGCAGCCCGGGCAGCAGGCATATCCATGGAAGAAACCGCCGCAGCCCTTGGCATGCTCGGAAATGCCGGAATCCAGGCATCAATGGCAGGAACCAACTTCAGGGGCGTTCTGGCAGCGCTTTCAGCCACAACCGAGAAAACAGAAAAAGCTCTTACCAATCTCGGCCTTGGCCTTGATGATGTTGACATTGAAAGGCGCGGACTTATTGGCGTTTTTCGTGAATTTCGCGATGCAAATCTTGGCCTCAGTGAAGCGGTCGATATTTTTGGAAGAAGAAATGCAGTGGCCGCCATATTGCTTTCCGAAATGGCTGATGAAACAAGTGATCTTTCAAAGGAATTGCGAGGGCTTGAAGGAGAGGCCAAGCGCAATGCAGATTTAATGAACCAGACGCTTTTCGGTGCATTCAAATCACTCAGATCTGTGATCGAAGAGGCATATCTGGCGATCGGCGAACGTGGATTCGGTGAAGGGCTCAAGAGCATGGTCGTAACGATGACCGGGGCGATCAGGATTCTTGTCGGAATGGAAGACAAGGTCACAGAGAACGTGAAATCAGCGCGCAAACTGGCGCTCGCCATAAAATTCATAGGTGGCAGCCTGGCCGCCTTCGCGGCGCTGAAGACCGCGGTTCTGTTTGGCAGCCTAGCGCGCTCGATCTTCCTAACGACAAAAGCGGTTCGCGCACTGACGATCGCGGTCGCCATGAATCCGCTCGGCTTTCTGGTAACTTCCATAGCGGCCGCGGCCGGGGCGCTTTTCGCCTTTAAGGACAAAATGATCACCTTCGGGGACACCACGGCCACGATCGGGGACTACGTTGTATCAATCTTCAACAACCTGAAGGACAGGCTGGTCACGATCTTCGGAGTCCTTGGCCGCACCTGGCGCAAGCTTTACGAGCTTTTCAGGGATGACGCGATTCGGATAATGGCAAACATAAACGACAACTGGAATAAATTTCTGGACAAGATATTCGGGAACTGGACGCAGATTTTCACGGTCGATCTCTCAACTATTATCAAGGGATTCGCCTCGGCGACTATAGGGGCGATAATCGGGATAGGCCAAGTGCTGTCCAGCCTGGTCAACCAAGTAAAGAAGGCTGCATCGTCGTTCATGGAGTTCGACTTCACGAGCTGGAAGGCCTTTAAGTCGTCCGCAGGGCGCGTCAAGGACCTTCTGACGGGGACCTTTATTAGCACTCCAGAGGTCATCAAGGCCTCGTTTATGGAGGGCCTTAAGAAGGGGGAGAAAGTCGTGGAAGGCTTTTCAATTCTTGGCGACGATGCTGCCAAAAAGTTCTTGGAGACATTCAAGAAAGTTTTAGGCAAGGAGGACGCCAAGAAGCTGGCAGAATCGCTTGACTTTTCTGATGCCTTCAAGGAAATACTGCTTTACGCAGAAAAATTAAGAATTGAACGTGAAAATGGAGTTTTGTCTGTAAAGAAAGAGAGCGATGCAATAAGTGATGCCATGGCAAGACGCAGAAGAGAAATCGAAGATATGCTTCGCGAAATGGAAAGGCTCAGAAAGAAAAGCAAGGAAACGGCAGAACAGATTAAAAATGCAGCAAACGATATTGGCGACGCTTTTGTTTCTGCCTTTGAAAAGGCTGTCTTTGCAACCGACAATTTGCGAAACACCATAAAAGCGATGCTTCTCGACATCGAAAAGGCGATGTTCAGGGCCTTCGTGTCCGAACCAATGAAAAAGCAAATGGTGGAATGGACCCAGCAGGGCATCGGGGCACTTATGGGAATGTTCAGCCCGGGTGGCGGCGGGGACATCGCGTCCATAGGATACGGCGAAAAGCTGCCTGGTGGTGGAACGCGCCAGCTTCCGTTTGACATACCAACAAAGTTCGAAAAGGGCGGTGTCATTGGTGGCCCGTTCGTTTTCCCTATGCGTACCGGAATGGGTATTGCAGGAGAAAAAGGCGAAGAAGCTATCATGCCTCTTGCAAAAGACAGCCAGGGCAGGCTTGGGGTAAAGGCCACTGAAACGGCCCAGGCACCGATCAACGTCAGCATGTACATCACGACGCCAGACGCCAACAGCTTCAGGCAATCCAGGTCGCAGATCATGCGTGATCTGAACTTTGGAATCAGGCGCGGCCCATGATCAGCGAGCTTGAATTCTACGGCGGGGCGCGTTACAGCGCTGTATCCGTCGATGTCGAGCTGAAGGCCAGGCAGCCGCGCGTGCGGTCTTTTTTGCCATCGGTCAATAACCTGAATATCAAGCTTCCAGTGGCAACCAATCTTATCCTTGGTGGCCCGCAGTTTTTTCTCGCAAACCTTCATGCATCCTACGACATGAAGCTGACTGACAGCGGAGACACGGAGCTGGCAACGATCGGCCCGGAGCAGATCGCGGTTGTTACACTGGTCGGCAATATCGAGACGATCGGGGTATGGCTCGTGCAGGTCCGGGACGTCCTGGGGATCGCGCAGGGTGCCTGATGGCCTTCGAGATAAGCAATGCACTGCGCTCCCTGCTCGATGCAAAAGTGCATTCGATCGCTACCTGCTGGAAGTTGGAGCGCACAGACGGAGAGATCCTCAGATTCACTGACTGCGACAAGCTGCTGACGATCGAGGGCGAGACCTACACGCCGATGAACAGTCTTAGCGCCACGGCCAGGCAGTCGCTGTCTGGCTTCAAAGAAGACAACCTCGAGGCGGTCGGCATTATCTCCGACGATGCGATTACGCACGATGACCTGCAGGCAGGCAAATACTACGAGGCAAAGATCACGGAGACGATCGTTGACCACAGGCACCCATGGGCCGGCATATACGGGCGCAACGTGTACTGGCTGACCGAGTCCAAGTTCTCGGACAACCGCTGGGAGGGCAAGCTCGAAGGTCTGGGTCGATGGCTCAGGCCGAAGGTCGGCGACATGTACACGCATGAATGCAGACACGAGCTTGGTGACTCGATCTGCAGGGTCAACCTGTCATCGATCGAGGAGAGCGGTGCCGTTTTTCTGGTCGATACAGACCCGCTGCTGGCCAGGGCAAAGTTCGAGTGCACTGGCCTGACCAAGGGCTCCGGGTATTTTTCCTTCGGCCGGCTGACCTGGACGTCCGGCGCCAACAACGGCCAGATCGTTAACGTCAAGGAG